AATAGCCACCGCAGGAGACAGTTATGGATATTAATGATGCCGCCCTCAGGTTCCTCGAAAGAAGAAACCGGACAAAAAAAGAGATGAAAGACCATCTGGCAGAGAAGGGATTCTCAAAAGATGATATAGGGCAGTGCATATCTTATCTGGAAAATTGCAATAAAAAGAAGATTCTAGTGATAGCAAAGAATATTAACGATGATATGAAGATTATCTCGCAATTTATATTATCTGATCCAATGAACCATGTTATAATTACGCTAGAAAAAGCCAGCGAATGAGGTGACCTGAATGGCCGTCAGTTATAAGAAGCTGTGGAAACTACTGATCGATAAGGACATGAAGAAGAAGGATTTACGGGCAGCGGCTATGGTAAGCTGGGCATCGATCACTAAGCTATCAAAAAACGAAATTGTAAGTATGGATGTACTTATAAAAATATGCGCCGCTCTTAGTTGCGATATTGGTGATGTAATGGAGCTTGTTCCTGATAATACATATACCGAACAACAAAAAGCGGGAGAAGGACACAATGACGGAACACAAATTTTCTGAGCAGGCATGGGCGGGGCTGTATTCGACTGCAATGCCTTCGACCAGGACGGGTCTTTTCTTCAACACATTTCCATACCCGACGAAAATTTCACCGGAGTCAATAGCCATCTATATCGCTGCACATACTAAGCCAGGGGATACCGTTCTTGACGTGTTTGGTGGTAGCGGTTCCACGGGCGTCGCAGCTCTTATGTGCGAGAACCCAACAGACAATATGAAATCACTCGCAAACAAGCTCGGTATTGTGCCGATTTGGGGTGCGAGAAATGCCATAATATACGAAATTGGAAGATACGGCGCGTTTGCATGTTCCGTTATGGCTGATCCACCAGATAAGGCAATCTTCTCTGCCGCTGTAAAACAACTATTAGAGGCTGCTGACGAAAACCTGTATGGTATTTACGATACTGTCGATGCAGAAGGTAAGCCTGGCGTTACCCGCCATGTTATTTATTCTGATGTTGTGGTGTGCCCGAAATGCCATCGAAAATTTCCGTATTATAATGGCATGGTGAAATACGATCCGTTGCGGATTGATGGCACTGGAGTATGCCCTTGCTGTGGCCACACAGCCGACGCATCTGATTTTTCGTATGTTATCGACGATTTTTATGATAGCCTGCTTGGTTACAAAGTTTCACGTCGAAAAAGAGTACCGGTTCGCATATATGGCCAGTCAGGAGCTA